CGGAATGTCCAGATTGAGGGGTTTGACCATGTCGGGGTTATGGTTACCCGCTGGATCAAATATTCCCCCTCAACCCCACGATCAGGCAGGCGAATATCAACGATTTGGCCGGGCTGCCAGTTATGGAATTCTAATTTCTCACCAGTAAGATTTATTGTTAAGTTGTTTAATGCCGGCGTTACGCTGGTATCTTCTGTTTCCAGTATCACCCGGGTTTTGAGCTTTGCATTAGATAAATCCATATCCGGCACTATGCCAGGAATACTGCCGCCGTTTGTGGCTTGTTGCCAAGCACCCCAGGTCTGGCCATTATCCATGGAGAGAGAAGTCTCCACTTTTAGGTTTGTCCCAGTTGGTTCCGTAGCCTGCCAGCTTATCTCGCTGGTTTTGACCGTGCCGACACCGGACAGGTCAAGGGGGAGGGAGGTGCGGGAGCCGTTAAGAACATAACCTGCATTAGCTTCTATATCATCAAACTGTACCCAATCAAAAGGAGAAGTAGAACTGCCAGAACCGCGTAATAGAATATGAGTAAAACTGGAAAAAGTGTTATCTATGGCAGTTAATAACTTGACTCCATTACGCCAAAACTCAAGCACATTGCCGCTCCAAACCAACTTCCATTCATTTTCATTAATATCTTCAGATATATCCATTGACGCAAGAACATTGCCTACGCCATTAACCACTTTTTCTATATACCATTTTGCTCCATTTGCCCATCCCGAAGGACAGCGTGCATAAAAGAAATAACCATTTTTACTGTTTAAATCTGTAAAACCAACCGCCGCATCCGATGTATTCGCATTTCTCAATGTTACCTTAATTTGTAAAGCAAAATTGTCATTGGATATATTAAAAGGTGTTATTGCCAATGCTGGGCCAGAGGAATCACGCGTCAACCTGAATTTGTTGTTACCACTTTTATCAACTATTGAAGCAGTACCTTGTAAAACTGTCCAAGTTGGATTATTTGTGTAATCACCATCCTCAAAATCATCCAATAAAACTTGCTGTTCTAACTCCAGCCCATCTTCCCCCGCCACTACGCCGTCCAGTTCGCCTGTGGCGAAGTCCTCGCCGGATTCGGTATAATCTAAAGCCGTCGGCACCGATTCTGGTGGCTTTGTATACTCCGTCTCAAAACTGCCTTTCACCCTGGGATTAGCATGTTCCCGCAGGTCAGCCATCCCAGCGGCTTCCGCGGCTTGTATGCTGATTAGGCTGTCATCGCTGATAATATGCTCATATATCCCGTCACCGCCCTGAACCTTTGCAATGGCGGCTTGACTGGCGTAATCCTCGACCATCGTAATAACCGGAATATCTTGCCGGGCTGTCAAGGCCATGGTGGTGCCTTCTGCCGGAGTGGGAGTGTGGGAGGAGCACCTGATATATTTCTCCGTGAATGACATCATGTAGTCAAAGTCTGCTTCATCGTGCAGGTTCTCCACCCCAACGGTCATAGGTACTTCGCCTACCTTGAAACTAACCTCATGCGGTCCCCAGGGAAGGGTCCAGATGCGCGCCACGCCGTCAGCTTTCCATTGCACTACCTGCGGGTCAGATAACATAGTCCCGCCGCGGACGTAAACGCGGTTTCGCAGGCCCTGGGTGTCTATGCTGTGCTTGCCGAAACGAAATTTACCGCCAGGTACCAGCGTCATCGGTGCAGGGCTGGCCAATTCTTCGGCGCTGAAAAAGTGTAGGTCTTTGTAGTAGTCCGGTTGCCAGTGCCACCCGACATAATCGCAAAGCCATTTAAAACATTCAGATGGTCTTTTATATTCGAACTCTGCACCTGTATTTTCTACGACCGGCGCACCAGACCGGACGCCGTTGGTAGTGAAGCCAGGACAGTATTTGGCAACAATGTCCAGAAATATATCACTAGCGCTCATATTTTCATAGGATTCAACCACTAGTCGGCGGTCAAGAAGGGCGGTGTAGTCGTCGCAGTCCACATTCCAAACCTTGATTGATTTGTCGGGGAATGTTCTACCCAGCTCAACTTTTACAATGATGCCGGCAAACAACCTTCCAAGCTCATCATCCTCAACAATAACTTCCTCCCCTTCAGCAGGCTGTTCACCTTTGATGCTGAAAGAACAGGTATCAATTTGATAAGTAAGAGCCTGCTCAATACGCAAGCTCCCTTTTTCAAGATCACCGACACGGTCAACTCCCGCTATATAGAGATGCCTGCTCACGGTATCCTCACCCCTAACCTGTGCAGCGTCCTCAGCAAATCCTCCCCGTCCTGAACGGTGATATTTATAACCCTGTTATCACTGGTGTTGTATGTCACGTTGGGTATGCTGCCGCCCCCGGCTAAGGACATCTGCATCACAACTACTGCACGAGATAATGCCTTCTCCAACAATGGCAGGTTCTTGGTGATGCCGTCTGCGAACATTCGCATAAAGTTGGGCGCCCACTGGTCAGCATAACGGCCGGGGCCTAGCTTAGTCGGGCTGTGAAAACCGAGGAACCCGGCCACAGTCTCTGCAATGTTGGTTAGCGTGTCCCACAGCGCGCTGATCTTGGACTTAATGCCCGCGATAAACTCTGCCAGCAGGTTCTTGCCCCAATTCCAGGCGGACTTAACCAGGTTGTCAAACCCGGCCTTGATGCGCGTCCAGATATCCGTAATGGTTCCATAGATTACGTTCCAGGACGCCGTAACCTGCGCCTTAATTCGCTCCCACAGGGCGGAAAGCCAGTCGGATATGGTCGTCCACACCGTAGTTGTAGTGGTTGCCACGGCGTTCCAGCGTTCCTCAATAAACCCCTTGATGGCATCCAAGATTCCGACCAAGGTGTCCCTGATCACGCCCCATATTTCGGCGGCCTTGGCCTTGATCTTGTCCCAATTCTTGTAGAGGGCCACGCCAATAGCAACTAGCCCGGCAATGGCCGCAATAGCTATGCCAATAGGCCCGGTAATAAGAGTTATAGCTGCTCCCAGGGCAGGGAAGCCAGCTGTAAGCCCTGCCACAATGCTGGCCCCGCCAGCCATCGCCGTGGACATAGCCCCCAGGCCGGTCACTAATGTCCCGATCGCTGAAACTACCGGCCCTAAAATCAATAGTAGCGGGCCTATTGCTGCAGCAATACCCGCTATTGCAATTATCGCTTTTTGCACACCTGGTGACAGCTCACTAAAGGTGCCTACAATATCTTTTAGTTTTTGTATAAAAGGAGTTATCACCGGAAGCAGAACTTCCCCGATGTCTGTAGAGAGATTTTTAATCTCCGTTACGAGCGCCCTCATAGAACCTGATGCTCCATCAGCCTCTCTTGCTGCCTGTCCTTGTGCGGCTCCAGTCTGCTCCATTATCAGAGCCAAAGTAGCTGCCTGTTTGGTTGCTAGGTCCATTTCTCCTTTGCCGGAATAAATGCCCATTTCAAAAGCTTTCGTTTTAATCATGGCATCGTTGACCGCCATGCCGTAGTTGTCCAACATAGTATTATTGCCTTTAAGCGCACCAGTCAAAGCTCGCACTGCATCAGCAGGCGCACCGCCATACATTGCAGCCAGGTCGCCGGCAAGCTCAATCAGGGTTTGGGCTTGCTTAGCTGCCTGTTCCTCAGTTAGCCCACCGATGTTGATCAGCATAGTCCCCATCATGTTCGCGTATTCCAGTGCTTCGCCTTCCGCTATGCCATAATAGCTTTCAAGATTATCGGCCCAGGACTTAACGCTATCTGCAGCGCCTTTAAATATCTGCTCGGTGGCTCCCATCGCGTCCTGGAGGTCAGCCGCCATCTTGAATGATGCGGCCCCTGCTGCTACGATCGGCGCGGTGACTGACATAGATAGGGTTTTCCCCATGTCAGTCATCTTCTGCCCGGCATCCTGCAGTTTTTTGCCCACTTGCTCGGCAGTAAGCCCGGTTTCTCTTAGTTGCTTTTCAAATTTTGAGAGTTCTTGCTCGGCCTTCACAACTTCGCGCTGGAAGGCTCTGTATTGTTCTTCGTTTATTTCACCCTTGCGGAACTGCTCGTTGACCTGCTCCTGGGCAGTTTTAAGGCGGTCGAGCTTTTCCCGGCTGTTTTCAACGGCATCGGCCAGGAGTTTCTGCTTTTGGGCAAGCAAGGTCGTGTTAGAAGGGTCCAGTTTTAGTAAGCGCTCAACTTGACGGAGTTCGCCCTGTAAATCTCTTGATTTCTTATTGACATCCTCTAAAGCTTTATTGAGGGGCTGAACATCCGCCCCCAAAGTAATCGTTATACCCTTTATCTTGCCTGCCACTTTCTCACCACCTTTCGAGTAAAAAGAAAAGCACTCGCTTGAGTGCCTTAATCAGCATATTCCCATTTTAGTTTTGTTCCATCTGGCAATCGCCCTGCATGTTTTCTTTTCCCAGTACCAAAAATTCAACAAAGCTTCATCTTAGTTAAAACCTATCGAAATCCGCCTGCGTTGCCATCCTCACGCTGTCCTCTTTCTCATCTTCCCCCAGCCGTTCGTTGTTGTAAGTTGTAATAAAGCCGATAATCATTCCGAGCGTTAAGTCCTCGAAGTCGGCCAAAGTCAAACCCCTCTCGAGTGTCCGAAGCATTATCAGCTCCGTTGTTAACTCGAAAGGGGGTTCATCTCCTTCATCTGCATCTATTTTTTTTTACTTTCCACAGTAGAAGTTAGGCAGGAGAAAATCATATCGACTATTTCCGGGATAATGTCCATAAGCGGAAACTCGCTGAACTCGTCCAGCCATTCCAGCGGCGGCGGGATTGAAGAATCTGCTGTTTTGGCCAGTGTCCAGATAAGGTTATAGAATACTTCAAGATCGAGGGTGTCAATATTTTTTATCTGGCCCTTGTTGTCAATAGCGGACTGAAGCCGGAGAATGTCCTGTATCGCATCCCGTCCGAACTGGGCCTTGTATCGTAAAAGAAAGGCGCCAGTTGATTTGAATTTCACCTGGCGCCCATCAATTGTGAGTATCTTTTCCATGCATTACACCCCTATTCCGATGAATCCGTTACATTAACCGTTACGGCCACAGCATTCCCTCTTGTGAACTCAACCGTGACTGTATAGCTGCCTTCTTCAAGGTTGGCGAATACTGCCTGGTCAATAGTTACATCTTCCCCGGCCACAGTCAAATAAGCGCCGCCGATTGGCACACCATCAAGCAGCACATTTTTTGCTGCAGTTGTGCCAGTTGAAGTAACACCAACAGTAATATCAGCGGGGCTGTTCTTACCAAAGGTCAGTGTCGTTTCATCAGGGGTATTGGTTACGGCATTTTTAAGATAAACAGCAGTGTAGAAATCATCATACGGCGTCTCGCCTTGCTTAACCCTGGCCTTCACGTCGCCGGTATCTGGTGCAGGTCTGGCTGTGATGTTCAATGTCTCTGTTTGTGGTTCTTTTGTATTAGTCGTGGTTGCGCCTGCCACACTGGGTCTGGAAGCAAGGACATAATACAGCACATGACGTGTCTTTTTAGCATCGCCATCAAACTCGAACAAAAGCGCAAAATGTTTTGCTTTGGCATCTTTGTTTTCAATTAATGCGCCATTAGCGTCCTCAATTTCGCCCAGCACATCAACCCTGAACTCATCAGGGATCAGCGCCATTTCAAGGCTACCAGTGTAGCCGTCATTGGTATTTTCCTCATAGTACACCATGTCGTCAGCATAGAATTGGACGCTCTCGCCGGCGGCATCCAGGGTTAAGTTTACTGCGCCCGGAATGCGCTTAGGGGTACCGTATTGTACTTCGCCGCCGGCTTCAGTAACAACTGCATAATGCACGTTTTTAAGGCCAAATTTAATCTTGTTAGACATTGGCTCTTTACCTCCTTAAATCTCATAAAGGACCTGATACAGGCCCTCACTTTCGATATATGTCTCGGTTTTGTCCCAGTAGATGTCATTGGCATCAAAAAGACCCTCGATCAGGGCCTCTGCTGCCGGGTCCTTTGTTTTGGTGTATAGTTCCACCTGGTAGTTATCGGCCTGGCTGTGTACCTTGTTGTCGGCTCCAAAGTTGGAACTATAACTGAACAGATACACTATATAGGGCGGTGTCGGCGGCGACGTGAAGTGATGGTAGGCCACCGGCAGGCCGGTTGATTTG